CACATGGATGCAGCGGGAGGGGACCTTCGAGGATGCCGTCTTCACCCGGGAGAAGCTCCTTGAGGCCCGGAACCGTGACTACGTGATCGGGAAGGTGCCCGAGCAGGTCACGCATGTCTTCCTCGGGTGCGACCCCGCCATCAGCCAGTTCTGCGCCATATGTGCCTGGGGGCTCGATGTCAGAACGGGGGTGAGATACCTCATAGACATCTTCAACCAGGACAAGATGAGGACCTTCGCGGCCATACAGGCGAAGATCCTCGACTTCGTCGGCCTCTACGCGCCGCGTACCGTCGCGATAGAGATGAACAACCTGCAGGGCTCGATCTCGAACGACCCCGAGTTCGTCCGGGACTGCCGTTCCTACGGCGCGCGTGTCGTCACGTATCAAACCCGCACCGAGATGGGGGCGCGGCGTGAGGCCGACGATTTCGACATCTCGTCCATCGGGGCGCTGTTCGACTCCGACCTGGTGGTGCTTCCCTACGGGGACTCCTCCTCGGAGAAGATCGTGGACGCCTACATCGCCCAGTTGCTCGAATGGCGACCGGGTGTGAAGTACCTGACCCGGGACATGGTGATGGCGACCCTGTTCGCCGAATGCGAGGCACGCACCACCTACCTACAAGAACGCAACCGGGACCGGAACAAGAAGGCGGTCAACCGCGCTCCGGCCTGGGCGAAGAACTCCCTCGGCGGATGGCGCTGGCAGAGACCGAAGGAAACTCTGCCCTTGACCAACCTGACAGGATGAGGCTGCTCGGTCGGCCCCCGGTAGAGGGGTAGCGGACTGGACGCCGGAAGGGCGGCCACTCTTCCGCTTTATGCTCCGCCGCGGCGTAGGGGGCCAAGTGCACTTGGCCCCCTCATTCTTCTGCCCTTGACCACACTGACAGGCTGAACTTGGTGCCATGGCACTACAAGCGAAAGACGTAACTGACGCACTCGCTGAACGCGAGCAGTCTCAGCGCATCCTTGACCGCTGGGGCGCTGTTCGCGTCTCCTATCGCGACTGGAAAGAAGAGATCCGCGCGATGGACGACGCCTACAACTCCAACTACCTCATGCGCTGGCCCGACAACTCCGCAAGTGTCGGCTATCCGAAGGTCCCCAACCTCCCGCTCATCGCAGCGGAGGACCGTGCTCGCCTCGTAGCCGCAGGGAACCCCTCCATCGTCTGCCGCTCGGAGCGAACCAGCGACCGGGCGAAATCCGCCTCCGAGAAGCGCGAGCGCATCCTGGCGGGCTACTGGGAGCGGAATCGCGTGCGCCTGTGGATGCCCGCATGGGCGCACGACCTCATGGCGTCCGGCGTATCTCTGGTGAAGGTCCTCCCCGACTTCGCCTCCCCGAAGCGGGAACGATTCCCCGTTTACGACCGGGTGGACCCGCGGTATGCCTATCCCGGTCCTGCATACAGCAAGGGGCCGTTCCTTGAGGACTGCATCGTCACCTACCGCGGCAAGCAGAAGGACATCGGCCGCCGATTCGGCATGTCCGAGGAGCTTGCCACTTTCACCGCGCGTGCCAAGGCGCGCTCGGGCGAGAAGGGTGAGGAGATCACCGTCATCGAGTTCTACGACGAGGATATCCTAGCCGTTCTGGCCGTGACGGGCCAAGGGCGCTCACAGTCGCAACGATGGCTCATCGAGCCGACGAAGCACAATCTCAAGCATTGTCCCATCGCCATCGGGGTCCGCCCGACCCCGGCGGGCATCTACCGGGGCGACTTCATCGGGTCGCTTGCGGTGATGAACGTCTGGAACCAGTTGATGACGCTGCACCTCGACGCGGCGATGCAGGCCGTCTATCCGGCGCGCATCACCTACGACATCGAGAACCCGGAGGAGTACGGGCCGGACGCGGAACTCCGGGCGCAGTCCCGGGAGGGGAAGGTCGAGTTCGTCCAGACCCCGGGGCAGAACTTCTCCAACCACCAGATGCTCGCGCTACTTGGCAAGTTCGCCGAGGTTTCCGCGCTCATGCCCCCCTCGCGTTCGGGGGACCCCAACGAGTCCATCATCTCGGCCGCCGGGATGTCGCAGGCGAACTCTCAGATGGCCGACCACGTCCGTTCGCTGGAACGCGACTCCCTCGCGCCGATGCTGGAAGCCGCGAACGAACTTGCCTTTCGCTCGGACGAGACCGCAGCGGACGTGAAGAAGGATATCGTCGGTTACATCCGCGGTACCGCTTTCCGCGACACCTACAAGCCCTCGGAGGACATCGGCGGGAACTACCGCAACCAAGTCGTCTACGGTCTCGGCAGCGCCGGGGGGGAGATCAACACGAGCGTTATGGCGTTGCAGCAGGCCGGGGCCGGTCTCATCTCCAAGCAGACTGCCCGCGAGCAGTCCGTGTTCGTCGAGGACCCCATCGCTGAAGGCAAGCGCATCGCCAAGGAGTTCTTGCAAGATGCGATGTTCGCCGGTCTCGTGAGTCGAGCACAGGCGAACGCGGTAGACCCGGTTCAGCTCGCGAGGATCGACAAGGCGCTGGAGAGCGAGAACAAGACACTCTCAGAGGCCATCCAGGAGAACCTTGCCGTCGCACCGCTGGCACAGCCGCCCGCGAGCGCAGCGCCAGCAGGCGCGCCCGGAGTGGCGGGGGCTGCACGCGGCCAGCAGGCGCAGGGCACGCAGGCCCAACGGCCCCCGCTCCCTCCGCTGGAGCAACTACTGGGAGGGGCGAGGCCCTAATGCCGTTCCGCTCGGCTAAGCAGCGCCGCTACATGTGGGCAAAGCATCCTGAGATAGCCAAGCGATGGACGGAGGAGTACGGGTCCAAACCCCAGCCCAAGCGGAAGAAGAAGGCGAAGAAGCATGGCTAAGAAGTGGATCGCTGGTGCGGTGAAGCACGAGGGGGCGCTAACGCGCAAGGCCAAGCGTGCGGGCCAGTCGCCGATGGCCTACGCCCGCGCACACCAGCACGACAAGGGAACCACTGGGCGGCAGGCACGCCTCGCACTCACCCTGTCGAAGATGCGGAAGAAGAAGTAACGTGGCGCGCGCCGGCGAGACGCCGACCCCGGCATACGAGCGTGGGACCGAGCTTCCCTACGGCGCTGCTGCCGCTGCCAATCGGCGGTTCACCGCCATAGAGGAACCCCCGCTACCCCCCGAGGAGGAGTTCAAACCCGCCACGCCGCAGGAGGCGTTCCTGTTCTCGCCCACCGACCGTCCGAACGAACCCGCGAGTCACGGTGCGCCGTTCGGTCCCGGTGCGGACTACACGCCTTACGAGTATGAGTCCGACCAAGACTTCCTAGCGCGGGTTGCGGGTGAACTCGACACGCCGGATGCTTCTCGGGAGGTCCGCGACTTCGTTCGCCGCGTCCGTCAGGGACTCTAATGCCTATCCCGCAGGGCGTCTACACGGGCGAACCCGAGAAGAAGAAACGCAAGAAGGGTCCCGCCGAGGATGTCTCCCAGGCGGGGCAACTTGCGGTCATCGAACATACCTCTCACGGCACACTGCCGACTCCTATCTCCTGGTCGTTGTCACAGACCGGATACCGCCGCACCGATCTAGAGCGTGCCGCCCGTGCCGCAGCCCGCATCTACGACGTGCCGCAACCCTGGGTGTGGGGCGACACCAAGATGTCGAGTCTCATCGACCCATCCACGGGCGAACCTATCGATCTACAGAGTTTCCGGCGACTGACGAACAACGCGGAGCCGCAGGTCTTGGAGTCGATGTTGCGGCAACTCACAACCCGGACTCAGTACGAGGCTGCCGTCGCACGGCGAGAGGAGATGGCGCCTCCAGTAGACCGCGGGAAACTCGCCGCGGTCATCCGACAGATGGGACCGCTCGCCCAGTACAAGATCCCGGCGAGCGAGGGTCTGTCTGCGGCTGTTCTCATCTCGCAGCGCCTAGACGTGAAGCCTGAGGACTTCGGCCGCAACCTGAAGGCCATCTCGGACTGGGTAGCGGCTGTCGGGGCGGGTGACAAGTTCGGCTGGCAGGAGATCACCTTCATGGCCGCCGACACGGCCGCGAGGGGCGTGCCGCTAACCTCTATCGGCGATGTTGTGAAGTTCTACTTCCCGAATGTGGGTCAGGCTGCCGAGACGGTGCAGTCCCGGGAGGCCGCCGTTCAGGGGATGCAGACGCAGGCGCAGGCCCTCGGTGTCTCTCCCACGCTCCTCTATCGCGGGTACAACCCGAAACCCACCACGGCCGAGGAGACCGAGGCTGCGAAGGTCTACGACCAGATAGTCGCCGGGACGGCGGATTCCAAGGTGGACCTCTACAAGCTCTCCCAGGATCTTGAGAAGCAGATAGTCATCGACCAGGACGCCTTCGCGAACTCCTGGGTCGGGAAGGGGCTGGGCTTCCTCGGCCAGCAACTCAACAAGCCCTTCCAGTTCGTGCAGGAGGTAGCAACCGCGGCTGCCGCCCCTGCCGCTGCGGTCCTGAGCGCCGCGACAGAGGCCGTGTTCCCGGGGCTACAAACCTACAAGGGTAAGGCGATAAGCGGCCCTGCGGAAGCATGGCAGGATGCTTTCGATGCCCGCGACGAGATACTGCATCGCATCGCCGGAGGCGAGAACGTGGGGTCCATCGCCGCCGAGGACTTCGGCCTGCCGGGGTGGGTCGGCACCGGGTTTGACTTCTACATCGGATGGATGACCGACCCGCTCATCGTCGGCGGCAAGTTGCTGATGGCCCGCCGCGCGATGCGTGTCGCGCCCGAACTCCTGCGCACCGAGACGCTTGCTGCGGGCATCGCCCAGAAGCTTCCCGTCCTTCGCGGGCTGGAGGAGGCGCATTGGGCGAATCGCCTCGCTCAGCAGGTCGGCAACTTCAGGGCGAGTGTCTACCGCCTGGTCGGCTCACGGAATGCCGAGAACCTGTACCGGGCGATGTACGTGGACGACGAGGGCGTTTCTCTCATGCGAGAGATGGACCGTTGGACCACTCGCATCGAGGCACGCGGCGGATTCGACCCCGAGTACATGCTGCGCCTCCGTGACCAGATACTCTCCCGGTTCCCACGGGCATCGAACGAAGCCTACGACGCCTTCCGTCAGGGGATGGCGGCCCACTTCGGCTTCACGCCGCCGCCGGGAACCCCGGCCGCGCTTGCCTTCGCATCCCGCGAGGCGCGCACCTCCACGGCCGCGCGTTCGCTCGTGGATGAGATTCCAACGTTCCAGGGCCGGAGTTACACCTCCGCAGCGTCGGGCCTCGTCATTCCCCAGGCTACCGCTGCCAACCTCGCGGAAGATGTCATCGGGCGCGTGGGGGCAGACTTCGCACTCGCCCGCCGCCTCGAAGTCCCGACCCGACTCTCCCTCATCCCGGGCAAGGGCCTTCTCGCGCGCACGCGCATGGCGATAGCGGAATCCGCGCCCCTGTCGGAGACGGTGGTCGGCCGCGAACTTGCCTCCCTGCCGGGCATCAACCCAGGCAGCGTCTTCAAGCTGAACGAGAACCCGGTACGGTTCGTCGGCCTGCGTGGGACGCGCTGGGCCGAACTCGACGCGGATGAGTTGCGGACATTCCAGGCGGAGATGGCTACTGCCGCTACCGGCCCGGCCAAGATCGAGGTCCTTCACAAGATGGACGACCTCGCGATGGAACGCTACGCGCTCCGCAAGGGCATCCCCGCCGCCGCGCTTCCGAAGATGAAGGAAGCCGTCACTCAACTCCGCGGAGACTACGAGGCGACGACTCGCCTGTTCGGCGCGTACCGCGAGGGAGGGGCCGGGGTCGTCTCCAACGTGCGCCGCATCGAACGCCCGCTCATGGAGACCCAGCTTGCGCATGAGATCGGCGTCGTGGACCCGATCCTCGTGAAGAAGGCCATCCGCCGCTACGCGAGCACCATCAAGGACATCGAGGCGAACACGCCGGAGGAACTCGTCAAGGCCATCGGCGGCATCGGCAAGTTTCCTTCCTTCCGTGCCTCGCTCGCGACCTCGCTCGGGAAGGACGTGCTGCGGACCTGGAAGTTCATGGTCGTCCCCCGTCCTGGCTATGTCGGCCGCGTCATCCTCCTTGACGAGAACCTGCGTTTCCTCTCGACCGCGGGTGGAGTCATGGAACGCGCAGCAGCGACCAATGTGGAGGATGCGGTTCGGGCCTTGTCGAAGGTCGTCAGCACGTCGACGCTTGTTGGTGCCATCCCTCCCGTGTCGAGGGGGATAGCGACCGTCGCCGGCAAGGGCATCGGCAAACCGCTCGACGCCCTGCTCCAGTGGCTCTATCCCGAGCGCACCTTCCAGATCGGCGACCTAGAGGTCAAGGCCATCCCCGCGGGGCGTCAGGCATACGAGGCGCAGGCGAATGTCGGGATGCGCGCCCAAGACGCTCTGAACGACCTCATGCGCGCGAGCGATACCGCCGAACGCTACTTCCAGACCTCCGGGTCGTGGAACGTGCTTTTCCCGGGCGAGACGGCCCACATCGACGCGCTGGCACACGTACTGAACAACCAACTCGGTTGGTCCACCCCCGGCCGGGTCGCACTCGTGTCCATCCGAGAAGGCGAGTCTGTCGAGCAGACAACCGCGCGCCTCATCGCCTACGCGCAGGGGCCGGGGAAGGCACTCGTCCGCAGCAAGCTCGGGTACCTGGCGGAGGATGTCGGCGAGTGGGCGGACTCACTCTCCCGCGTTGCTCACTCCTACACGATGGGCAACCCCGCGCTCGCGGATGCGGCGCTGGCCCGCGTGGTGAAGCCCGAGTTCCTGCGGGGGCTTCCGAAGGGCGACCTGCCGCCCGTCCATGGCCCGCTGGTCGAACACCTGGCCTCGGGTGGCCCGACCGCCCACAAGTTCACCAACTACTTCTACTCGACGTTCGTCCAGCAACCGGAGAACGCCCTTACCCGGCAGCCCTACTACACGTTCTGGAAGGCCCGCGCGGAGAAGTCCTATCTCGCGATGGCGCAGGAATCGGGGGTCACTTACACCCCCGAACTCCAGCAGGCGATAGACGCCGCATCCAAACGCTTCGCCCTCTCTCAGGTGAAGAAGGTCATGTTCGACTTCACCGAGAACACGCGCATCGGTGAACTGGTCTCGGGCGTCTTCCCGTTCGTGCAGCCGTTCGCCGAGGCGTACCAGGTCTGGGGCCACATCCTTGTGGACCGCAACCCCGCCGTCATCGGCTACGTCAACCAGCTCTGGAAGGCCGGGAAGGAATCGGGCTTCATCCGCCAGGATGACTCCGGCGAGTACGTCATCCCGACGACGTGGTGGGCGCTGAATGCTCCGGTCATCTTCGCGCTCGCGCACGCGCCCGGCCTCGCGACGTACACGCCCATCACGAGCATGAACCTGTTCTTCAACACCACGTTCCGGGTCCCGACGGGTGGGGTGGTCGGCATGGTCGCGGGCGGCTTGCCGATCCCGGTTCCCGGCATGGCACCGTGGGTCTCCGCCCCGCTACAGCGCATCTTCGCCGACACGCGGAACCAGACCATCGCCTCCTGGCTATTCCAGTTCGGCCCGAGCACCTCGCTGCTTCCGGCGTGGGCGGGTCGCTTCACTAAGGCCATCAAGCCCGAGTGGTTCGGGGAAGACACCGTGACCGCGGCGGCGGATGACTTCATCCGGCTCTACCAGTACGAGGGCATCCACCAAGACCTCTCACCCGCCGAACTGAAGGAGCAGGCGCTCTCGGATGCGCGGCGGTTCATGGCCGTGCGTGGGTTCATCGGGATGTTCCAGCTCGGGCAGACCCGCATCTCCTGGCCCTTCGACGAGGTTCAGCAGGAGGCGAGCGACCTCATCGAGGAGTACGGGTGGGACAAGGGCCGCGACATGTTCATCGAGAAGTACCCCGAGTACACCGCCCTGATGGTCGGCAAGACGATGTTCGGGCGTGGCGTGGTGGACCCCAAGACCGGGGAACTCATCGAGACCGGAGTGCGGGTGCCCTCCAGCGACTATGCGCTCCGCATGATGAACTCCCCCGGCTTCGACAGCATCTTCCGCACATTCCCCGAGTTCGCGGGGACCATCGCCCTCGACGCCGACCCGAAGGTAGGCGAGGAGCAGTCATTCAGCGCCTACTCGCAACTGGTGGCGAAGGGGATGCTCGAATACAAGCCGATAGAGGAGTACATCCGCGATACGGAGGCCATCGGCCGCGGTCTTCCTCGGGGCGAGTTCGCGAAACTCCTCACAGCGGTCACCGGGAAAGAGGCGCTGCCGGGGGTACGTACCGAGCTTGCTCCTCAGCGGGAACCGACCCCGGTTGACTTTGCCGCCGCCACACAGCGCCTCCTTGCCGAGAAGCCCGGTTTCTGGAACGCCATCGACTCCTTCTACGAGTGGATGAACGGCCGGAAGCAGGTGCTTGAGGACCAGGGTCTCTCGACCTCGTCGGTTGCCTACCACGAGATGCAGGACGTGGAGGGACAGTTCCTCTCCGCGCTCCGTTACGAGTTCCCGGCGATCTCGGCGCAGTACCTTCAGCCCGAGAAGGACGAGCACGGCACCGTCACGGGCGCGAAGTGGACCGTGCCGGAGACCGATGCCGGCCCGCAGCCCCTTGTGCTGGCGCGCCTGCGCCGCTTCCTCGCCATCCCTGGCATCGAGAACTTCCCCTCGGTCGTCACTCTCACCGGTTACCTCGCGGAGCGGGACCAGATCGCGGACGAGATGGCGCGCCTCGGCATCAGCGACATCCAGTCCGCGGGGGCCGAGGAGACGGGTCTCACCGCCCGCTACAACGCCCTGCTGTACGAGTCGTTCGGGGTCGGGAAGCCAGCCGAACCCGTCGAGGGCGAACGCCCGCCCGGGGAAGCGCCGGTTATCCCTGAAGGCGCGATGGCGGCCTACCGCGCTTTCCTCACCAACGACTTGCGGGGCATCCCGAATGCTGCCGAGACTCAGGTCTCCAACATGCGCCAGTCCAACCCCGAACGGTACGCGAAGTACCAGGAGGTCGACACCACGCTACGCAAGTTGCAGGCCGCTCCCTACGAGGCGAATACGGCAGCCGAGAAGAACATCGCCTATCAACGTGCACGCGACTATGTAGACCATGTGATGCGGACGACCCCGTGGGCATTGCGGCTTCGGTTCAATTCCCTGTCCTACTCCGAGCAACAGAACTACACTGATTCGCTTACCGTCCGCACCCCCGAGTTCTACTCTCGCTTCGACTGGAAACTCCTCGGGGTTGACATATCGAACCACACCGCCAGCCTCCTCTCGGACATCGGCAAGTATCAGCTCGACATCGCCGCGCAGAAGCAAGCCGCCGTACTCGCCGGGAAGACCATCGGTTCTTACGCCTCGGCGGACTTCAACCCGAGTGCGCTCTACGCCGATCTCGACGCGCAGATCCAGGCGAACATGACGATCAACAAGGACGATTCCGAGAAGGTGAAAGCTCAGAAGAAGGAGTTCGCCCAGGTCATTGCCCACATCAACACCTGGGGTTGGGGCGCGCAGGCCGCCGGACTCGACAAGAACGGCGAACGTGCTGGTTGGTGCTGGAAGAACATCCTGTGGACCGTCCAGGACCTACAGAGACAGGTCGATCAGTACGGTCTGATGGGCGTCAACTATGGGACGGCTGAACAGAAGCGGGTTTATGCCCTTGCTAAGGCTGCTGTTCTAGACAGGGTGAAGGAGTATTGGGCCTGGTCGCCAGAGTTCAAGGCACAGTGGGGGCAGATGCAGGACGACTACGGCGACCCGCTCATCGACTGGCTGGTGCCAGATGACTACTTCAGGCTCGGAGGTTGATGATGCCCGCTAAGGTCACAGACGGTGGAGGGGAAACCAAGAAGAAGCGGCGTCCCGGTGGTGGTATTTGGCATGGGCATCTCGTCCGCTTCCCGCTGGCGACCGGGGCACCCTCCGGGTGGCAGGAACCCGCCTATCAGGGGGCGCAGATTGACTACAAGAACCTTGAGGCTACGGTCCGCCCCATCATTGACTACTACCTGCCCGCCATAGCGGCTGTACTCGGTGTCTCGGAAGTCCCGACCTATACCTTGCAACCGAGACAGCCAGAAACTAGGCGGCAGGCTCCCTTTACGGCCGCAGCTGCGGCCGCGGGGAATCAGGTCTTTCTGAACCTAGAATGGTTCAGGGATCACCCCTATGATGTTGGGGCCCTCGTCCACGAACTGACACACGTGTTTACCTTCACCGTGGTTCCTCTTCCCTACAACGAGGGAACGAAGTGGGCGATCGAGGGGCTGGCCGATTACGTGAAAGATAAGTTGGGGTTAGCAGGCCCATACGAAGGACCGACGATCGGCCCACCTCGCAAACAAGGTTACCAAGCGGCTGCGCGGTTCTTCGAGTGGCTGGAGGCCAACCACCCGGGGGGGACTGTACCCAGATTCGTCGCAGCCCTTAGTGCTGGAGATACACTAGATGCCGCGTTTCAATCCGTCTTCGGCGGTACGCCCGACGTGCTAATCGCTCAATACAAAGAGAACCCCGAACTTGGCGGTGCGACCCGGGCCGCAAGGCAGCCCGTGGATGTCTCTGGACTTCCAACCCTTCCGACGACCCAGCCCCCACCGGCCCCGGGAGAACCCGCGGCTACTTCACAGGCACCGCCTCCTATCCCAACCCCAACCCCGCCCGTGATGAGCACAATCCTCCCGCAAGGCAGTGCGGCGAATACCACCGAGTCCGGCATGAAACCTAAGCCGCCCGTCGGCGGCATCGTCATCCCACCCTCCACCACAACTCCGGGCACTAGCACCGGCGGTAGCAGTTCGGGCGGTTCTTCTGGCGGCGGTGCTCCCGCAGACCCGGACGCAGGCATCATCGCATCCGCGACCTCCTGGTACATCCAAGCCTGGGGCACTTCTCCGCCTGCGGGGTACATCGAGAAGCTCGTCCACTCCGGCATGAACCTCTACGAGGTGCAGGAGTACGAGCGGCACAAGCCCGCGTTCCTCAAGAGCGAGTGGGCGAAGAAGAAGGCCGACTACATCGCGCAGATCCTCAACTCCATCCTGGGGCGGTAGAGATGGCTAAGGTGAGCAAGCAGATCAGGGAGCAGTTCGAGGAGTTCCTGGGGGGGCTCGGGTTCCAGGGCGGGGAGTTCACCCACCTCATCATCCAGGCCATCCAGGAAGACTGGTCGGCGACCGAGTTCCAACAGGCACTCAAGGAGTCGCCCCGGTTCCAGCGCATGTTCCCCGGCCTCGTGGAGAAGGACGGCACCATCAACGTCCTCCTGGGGAACACGCTTGGGTCCGCCGTCTACAACTACCGGCGCTGGCAGGAGGCCTACGCCAAGATAGCCAAGGGGCGGGTGCATCTCACGACCAAGATGATGGGCGTCCTCGTCGCGGGCCACCAGTCCCCCGATGAGTTCGGGGCGAGGCTGAACGCGGTCTCCTCTGCGCAGGCCAACCCCGAACTGTTGGCGGCGTTCAATGAGGAGCTGGTAACCGCGGGCAAGAAACCGCTCGATGAGACCGGCTGGCTGAAGTTCCTTGCCAAGACCGGCCCGACCAAGTTCTACGACATCTACGAGGCGGCACAACTCCGCGCCTCGACGCTCGCCCTTGGACCGGACGAGGCCCTTGCGCTGGCCCGCGGGGTTGGCACTCCTGGTCAGCCTGCGGACATCGGGGCGATCCTCAAGGCGATCAATGCGATCAAACCCCAGATCGCGCCCGAGTTGGAGCGCATGGGCATCACGGATGAGGACCTCGTGCTCCTAGAGTCTGGCGCGGACCCGAAGAATATGCTCCCGCAGATACGCCAGCTCCTAGCGCAGCGGCAGGCGATGGGCGGCCATGTTTCGGGGACCTACGCGCGCCAGGGTCCAGGCGGCGGAT